GCAGAATCATCTGCACCTTGCGTTTGTCCTGCGTTAATTGGTAAACCTCTTGCCTGCCCTTCGCTAAGGAAATGCTCGTATGCATCAACCTCTGGGGCAAGACCATTTATTTGTTTGTACTCTTCAGCGTTAAACCCCGGATTCATTGCGTCAACAATTGCGCGACTACTCGCTGTGTAGATTGGGTCAAGCGCAGCCGTCAAACTTGTAGTAGCGTCGGTAAACTCCTGCATTGCCGTTTCGTAATCACCGGTCAATGCGGCGTTGTCGTCTTTTAACTGATTTAATTGTTCGGTAGCGGCATCAAAAATTGGTTTGAAGGTAGTTGCGTAATCCTCGTTGAGTTTTTCTACGTAGTTGTTGGCAGCACTTGCTGCGTCATTTATTTTTTTGGCAGCGGCATTGGCTGCCTCGGCAAATGACATTTTCGTTGGTGGTGGTCGTGGGTCGTAATCTTGAACAACAACAGTAACTGTGTTGTTGTCTATATCGGTTCTGGCTTCGAGATGACTAGTACCGGCGTGTTTGACCCACTGGGTGTATGTCTGTAAAGCTTCTTCAGAACCCGCTGAGAAAGTTTCTTCGACATACCCAAGTGCTTTCAGCTTGTCGAAGTAGTTTTCGTAAGACCACTTGTTGTCTTCAAATATTGGTTTCTCAGTAGCAAGTATTGTATTGAATGTTTCTACCAACGAATCTTGCTCTGCTACTCTAGCCTGCAAGTCGGTAGCGTACTCGTCGTATTTTGCAACTACGTCTTTTTGCGAAACTATATTTGCATCAATGGCATTGGCGTTGCGCAACACGTCATCGTACGCGGCGTCAGTAGCGTCAGTTGCATCTGTAAATGAATCACTAACCACCTGCTCCAAAGCCATAGCAACTTTATCAACAACGGTGGCGGGCACTGAGGACGCACCCGCGCCAATAAACGCAGTAGTAGCTGTGCCCATAAGGACGTTAGTTACAATACCCCGCTGGGTATCGTTAAGTTTTTTACCGTCAGGATCAAACGACCCCATTACGTTAGCCACAATTCCCGAAGCAGAAACCATACTATTTAAGATGGCAGCAGATGGATTAGGGTTATTAGTAAGCTGCGTTACGATAGCCGTTTTAATACCTGCCTGTATGGTTGACGGCAACTTTTTATACGCGCCGTCTGTTGCAGTGTCAATCTTATCCAACAACGCGCCGGTTAACTCACTTGAGCCAGCAGCAAGTCCTGCTGTCAAACCACCCTTAATAAGCGCATCCCCAATGCTGCGCCCTGATAAACCTGCACTGATAGCGGACGTTGCCGCACCACTCGATATAGCGCCAGCAACTTTACCAAGAGAGTTTGCTGTAGCAAAAGACAAATCCCCGTTCATTATTGCTTCTGCACGAATTCCGCTGGTAACTTCCCCCGCAATAGCCCCACCCACGTAAGAAAGTACGCCGCCAGTTATTGCACTCTTAAACGTGTCGCTGAGTGAGCCGCCCTGTATTGCTGTCAATCCCGCAGAAATGACACCCGAACCAATAGCAGTAGCAACGGCTGCTGAAATAGTGCCCGCAGCAAGCGAAGCTCCCACACCCGCCGCAGCAACACTCAACCCAACAGTACCTGCCACTGCTGCGCCAATACCAGCAATTATAGTTCCCTCTATTGCAAGGGCTGCAAAAACAAAGGGTATTGCGGGCATATCAAAATTCCATCACGTAAGCAATCATTGGTTTACCCTTGACTTGAACTGTAAACTTTTTGACGGGTAGCCCCGTTAGTTGAGCAAGACGACCATATCTATTATCTGGCGTATAGGTATAGGCAGTTTTAACTCCAACATTTTTAAGGTAGGCGGCAAGTTTTTTAAAATCATCAGCCAGCATACGAGGTTGTGCTTCAGTGCCTATTGTGTGAATTTCAACAACGCCTTCACCACGAACCATGACAAGAAACAATACATTACCAAGGTGAACAAGTTTAGCGCCCTCGTCTTGTATAACCAGCACAAGTCTGCCAAGCATTTCTTCGGCTTTTTTGTCCGAACCCGTTTCTTTTCTAAAAAAATCCAACGCAATTTTTGTAATTTGCTTTTCGGTATCCATTGTTTGTTCTGCCATACTAGCCTACTTTCCAATTTGCACCGTCTGAATACACAGGTACTTTGTTAGCGCCCCCTCCAGCAACAACAGATGCAAATGTGGTTGCGGTGGCATCAGACACAAACGCACGGGCTGACGTGCCGGAGGTTACGGCGCTTGGCAAAGTTGCTACTGTGTACACGGTTGTTGGGGGGATGATACCTTCCGCAGTCTCAAACTGCCCCACAATACTTTGCAGCCGGATAAAGTACAACCGCAAGACGTTGTTCAACTGATCTTGGTACGGACGTTGGTACTCCCCCGGTGCCTGCGGTAACGCGGGTGGGGAAATGCGCTGAAGTTCAAATTCAGAAATGACAATCATCGACGACCGTCCGGGCGCATGTCCAACCGAGGCGAGCCCAACTGCCAGTTCACGCCTAAGCCAGTAGACTCAAACTTGAAAGACATCTGACGACCGCGCACTCTTGTAAAAATCTGCCCTGTAAATTCTTCCACCGGCAAGGTAGCAATACGTGTGATGGTTGCAAAACTTTCGTCGGCTACCGAGTGATTGCTATCTGTAGCACTGTTGACCGAATACCCAGAGCCTGAGTTTTTCAACGGCAACAAGTACATCGTAGCACTTGGCGAGGCGGCGGTCGAACCCTCAAACGTAACGTCTGGCAGGACGCGCCACACAAACATAAAATTATGGCCGTCATCCAAGTCAAACTGTGCAGAAACGATAGACGCCGTAATTGGCAACGTGGTAGCCGTGGCGCTGTCATCGTACCCGGTCTCGTGATCCACAAGGTTGTTGTAGTATGTAGCCGCTAGTGGGTACTCGCGCAAACCAGAATCTAGCCATGCAGTACGCGCCATATTGCCGTAGTACCAAACATCTTCTACATAGTTGTATATGACGTACTTATCAATTTCGTTTGAATCTGCGGAACAATAGAACCACCAGATTTCGTTAAACCCTTCGTTTGTGCCACCGCACACCTGCGCAACTTGCAACGGATTAAGGTCTGAAAATACGTAGCGGCGCAAGTCACAGCTAAGCGTTTGTGTACGGCCATCGTATTTATAAAACTTGTCTTTACCCATCCAGTAAGCCACACCGTTAGCATAGGCAACCGCGTTTTGCCCCATGATGGAGATGTTTTCACCCACAAGTTGAGAACCCCAGACAATGGGTGCGCCTACATACTGTAGTGAATACAGCGCTGTATCCGTCCAGACCAAAATTTCTTGCCGTGCTTGGGTGGCCGTAATAATCTCGGAGCCGCGAGATAAGCGCAAGAAACCTGCTTGGTTCGTTGCTGCTGGTGTCCAGTTGTACACATCTTCTTGGTCAGACCAGCGAATCAACATTGGGTCAAACGTAGTTGCGCCATAGTCATTGCACCCAAAAGCAAATGCAAAGCGGCTAACGTCAGACACAAGCAAAAAGTTTTGCTGGATTGGTACGTCCGTTGCGGTGCCGAAATCCGCTAGGGCATATCCAGCAGCCAATATATAGACAGCGCCTACTGCGGCAACAGTGACTTGGATAAGCGCCCCTGTAGGGGTCAGCGAAATGTTAAACGTAGAACCTGTAGTATTGCGCACGTAATACAGTTCACCGGGAGTTATGCCCGTAGGTAGCGTAGACCCCGAAGCAGGCGCAAAACGAATCGGTGTGCCGTCAGCGTACGTTACGGTGGGGGTAGAGGTGGCAGTAATTACTGTGGGGGTAGCTACCGTTGCAGAAAACGGTATCGAAGCATACCCCGAACTAGCATCCCAGTAATAGATTGCGCCACCACGTGGCCCAAAGATTAAATCTTCTCCGTAGTTCTGTTGACTCCATATGCGAATAGAGTCCGTAGCCGCGTCACCAACACCCCAAGGGCCACCACCCCAATAGCCACCACCCCACCCTACTAGGGGCACTACAAAGGCAGGGCCAACATTGATTTGATATAGGGCGTATACAGTACCGCCGCCCACAGCATTTGACGTAGCGTTGGAACTTGCAGTAATAGTGTACGTGGTCGTACTTGTGGTTGTAATCTCGTACTGCCCAAAAATGGTTAGCCCACCTACGGCTGTGCCGCCGTAAAACGTCACATAATCGCCGTCAATAAAGCCGCCGTTGGCATCGGTCACATCCACAATAGGAGAGCCAATGTAGGTTTGAAATGGGTTGACCAACGTAAATTGATCGCGGTACGGTGTAATATCGTTGTAAGCACCGCCCACCGAAAGATAGAACTTAAGGTTGGTGCCTACACCGATAATATTGATATTCCCAAGAGTTACCCAGTTCCACAAAGAACGACAGATACCTAGAAAAGACAATGCAGAAATACGCATCCACCCACCAATTTTCTCAGGCGTACCTTGGCGAAAACGAATTTTTTCACTTTCATACCAGCCACCTTCGTTGGTGTACCGCGTGTTCTCTCGGTTAACACCGGGCTTGAGCAGTAGCTTCTTTAGTGGCATGTTAGGTTACCCGCGTCCATTCTGGTTTTGTTGGGCCACGGCTAAAGTGTGGGCAGTCCACTAACTTCTTCCCATTGCCGCCCCAAGAGTTTAGCGGATTTAGTGTCTCCCAGTAAGCCCCCAAGGGGGCAAGGACAGTTTTACTACCTACGAGCTTGCCGCCCTTAAAGATGTTGAAGTCCACCGCAAGGCGTTTTAAATGCAACGAATCCATGGTCTGGCTACGCCCAGTCTTCATGTAGATTTCTTGTTGCTCGGGGGTTCGATACAGTTCACCAGCAGTAAGGGTAAACCCCTGCCCGGTAGCAAACTGAATTAGCTTGCACATGTCAAGAAGGAACTCGGCTTGGGTGGTGACGAGGCTCATGATTTCTTCCCCCTCATATCAGCAAGCTTTTCAATAGTGCGGCCACCAAAGTACGCGCCCATGATCAGCATCCCCCATTGCCCCAACAAGGACACGTAGGATTCATTGGCGTTAAGCCCAAACGCCGACGCGCCAGCAAACAAGAAGTACCCAAGAAAAATAGCAATCAAACTCATGGGGCGGATGTTCTTGGACAGCCAAGAATCCGAAGACATGTCAGCTTTCCAACGATCCGAGATGTTGTTATTTTCGTTCTGAATGGCGTTGGCAAAGGCTTGAAGTTCGTCAAGGCCAAGCTTCTTTTCTTCAATACGCAGGCGCAGAAGTTCTTCTTCGTGATCCATTTCGTACTGCTTAAGCTTCAGAACATCTTCTGCTGCCAGTGGCTGATCGAGCTTTACGCCCGTCTTTTCTTCCACCCAATCTTTGCCTTTGGCAAGCACAGCGTTACCCAGTAGGGTAAGCCCTTGGGAAAGCAGCGGTGCAAGAAATAAAGGGATCACATCACACCCCCGAAAATGGGGGGTAAGGTCACTACTTGGATAGTAACTGATTGCTTGAGGTTTAGCGGTTTACCGCACCCAGAGCAAGTATCGGCAACAAGCTCCACCGCATCCAAGTCGTAGCCACAGTGAAAACACACGGCTTCCGTGTTATGAGCAGCTTCCACAGTGCCATCTGGCAATGTTCTTAGGGGTACTTGATTTTTCATCTTTGCCTTTTGCAAATGTTAAAACACTTGGGCCGAGCCGTAATAGATGGCGGATACTGGTGTGCTTCCGTAGAAGATTGAGGTGACGTTAGCCGCGCCGTAATAGATGCTAGACGCCGAAACATTAGCTGCAAACAGCCAGCCAAGCGATCCGTTGTTGGTTGAGTTTGCCCCAGCATACCAAGTTGTCTCCAGCGGGTATGCGCGAACGCCAGTTATGGTTAGGTAGTCAGTCGTGGCGGCTGTAGCCTGCCCAACGCCCGAGTAAGCCAGTGTGCAAGGGCTGGTCGATGACGTGCCTTGAACCAACAAAACTCGTCCAACCTCACCCGATGCGGTAAAGTCACCCACCGTTTGAGTGGTTGTACCCATGTTAATAGTTGTCGCACCCGTGGCTTTGTAGCTGTTGCTGATGTCGTAAAAAGTGTTGTTGCCTGAGATTGTCAACGAGCCTGCGCCGCCTTGATTAAGGGTAATGCCTGAGTAGGAAACGCCGCCACCCGCAAATGTTTTACCCGACGCAGAGGTTAAGCTGATTGTGCCTGTGCCTGTGACGGTTAGGTTGGTTGAGGTAGAAGTAGTCCAAGCAGTGCCACTTCCCGCAATAGTCCAAGTGCTTGCCCCTATAGCTAATGTTCTAGTATTTGAGTTGGCACTGGAAAATGACCCAGTACTACCCGTCAAACTGACGCTATAACCACTGGTATTAAGTGTTCCAGATGTAAGCGTTACGGCACCGCTTAAACTCCTATTGGTTACAAACACATCTTGCAATGTCACAGACCCGCTGGGGCTGTTAATAATAATAGTGTGTGTAGATGATACCCCTGCACTTGTAATTGTCTGGCTCCCCCTACCAGCAAATGTCATTGCTCCTGTCGAGCTTGTAGTAGTTCCTGTGCCGTTAATCCAATTGCCGTATATATTAGCCGCGTTAGTAAGTGACAGCGTCATTAAGTTGCTGGTACGGGCAGACATATTTATCGTGCCGATGTTGTAGCTGGCGTTGATTGTGACCGTGTTGCCGCTAGTCAAACCCGTTGCTTCAAAAAGGCAAGTGTCTTGTGCGAGTGGGAAGTTGTTGATTGCTGGCGAGCCGCCGCTTGACGTAGCCCAACCTATTGCCCCTCCCCAGTTTCCACCAGCAGCTAAGTTCCAATACTTGTTAGCCCCTGCACCAAACGTAATGCCGCTGTTGCCTTTGCCGTCGCCAAGCCGAGTACCACTTATGGGAGCCGCAGCGCCAGCAACCGTGATGTCGCGGAAGTCAGCATCAGTCCCAGCAAACGCCGCACAGGTCAGTGTTCGTGTTGTGCCAATAGTGTCGGATTGCACGAAATTACGCATAGTGGCGTCTGTGCCTGCCGAGAGCGTCAGAGTGCCGCTGATGGTTTGGTTGCCGCTAAAGCTAAGATTGGCAATTCCCGCAGATGTCCTGCCAGCAAAAGATAGGTTATTGAATGTGTTTACTCCGTTGAATGTTACGGTGGATTGACCTACGTTAGTGTAGCTGACATTGTAAAAAGTTTGGTTGTTGCCACTAAACGTGGAGCCAGTACCTGTCATATTTATCTGAGATGTCCCCGCAGAAAAAGTTAGGGCTGCACGTTCATTTTCAGTTGTGCCTAAAGGAAGGTTCTGACTTAGCGATACTGTTGAAGAACCCAAATTTACTGTGCGAGAGTTAGAATTATTAGCGGCAAGTGACGAAGTAGTTGTAAAATTAAAAGTTGAAGTAGCAAACGACCCATTTGTTACAGTAAACGAGCCGGTTCCAATATCTAAAGCACTTGCTAGTGTCCACCCACACCCAACACCATTAACTATAAAAACTGAACCAAGCGCAACACCGTTGGTTGTAATGGTTTTCCCTGTAGATGAACTTGCTAGCGTGATTGTTCCCGTAAATGTCCGAGTTAGGTTAGTCGCAGGAAGGGTAAAGTTGCCGTGGATTGCCAGTGGCGCAGTACCCGCCCATGTCACACTACCCGTTGCAGGGGCAGCAAAGGTCAATGCAGCACACCGAAGCTGAGTAGCTGTGCAGGTGACGGTATAACCCGTGGCGTTGGATGCTGTGTCAAATATCACTGCATCCGCAGATGTGGGTACAGAAGCACCACCAGCACCCCCAGAAGATGCTGACCAGTTGGTTGTGGTTGCTGCATCCCATGTGCCTGTGCCGCCAACCCAATAGCGGGTTGTAGCGGAAGGAGCAGCGGTCGCAATAGAGTTAGTGCCACCAGAGGAGTTGGCCCCCCTGTAGAACTCTCCGGGGCTTGTGGCGCTGATTGTGGTTGTACCAAGGGTTAGATAGTCAACACCCGATACCCGTGCGCCCGCGATGGTTAGGGTTGCTGAGCCAGATACCGTGACTAAGTTGCCTACAGTGCCAGTGACTGTCCAAGCACCAAACGTCTGGCTGGTTGTGCCAAAAGCGATGGTGTGGGCTACGGTTTTAGTGCTGGCAAGTTCGGTAAATTGATTGTTACCGGTAATCGTCAGTGTGGATATACCGGTTGCGCCGCCGATGGTGAGTTTTGGGTAGGAAAAGCCAGCCGCTGCAAAGTTCCGAGAACTTGTGGATGTGTCGGACAAAACAATGTTTGCTGTGCCTTTATAAAAAACAGAACTAACAGAAAGCGACCATATATTACCCGTCCCTGAAAGAGTCCACGTTCCAGAACCCATTTTTAACGTAGCAGCGGCTGCATTAGTAAACGCATCCGCCGTAAAGTTGTACGTCACAGCATCAAACGTACCGCTGGTCAGGGTAAAACCTCTACCCGCTATAAGCACCAAAGCATCTGCAAGTTGAACAGTTCCTATACTGGAGTCAACGGTTATAGGGCAACCAAACGTCACGCCGTTGCTGGTAATGGTTTGGGTTACTTGACCAGCAAAGGTAATTGTTCCCGTGGCGCTCGTTGATGTGACACCCGTACCAAATGTCCAATTGCCATAACTTGCTATAGTAGTGTTAGTACTGGTTGTCAGCGTCATTGCGCTGGTTCTTGCTGATGCGTTAAATGTACCGATGTTCCAGCCAGCATTAATAGTGATTGTTCCCGTCACACTGCCTGTATTGTCGTATACCGCAGTGTCTTGAGCCAACGGAAAATTGTTGGCCGCAGGGGTGCCGCCAGAGCTTGTAGCCCAAGCCGTAGCAGACCAGTTTTGCGCTCCAGCCAAGTTCCAAAATACGGTTTTAGCAACAGGGAACGTGATGCCTGTGTTGCCGCCGCAATCTCCAGCGCGAGTGGGAGAGCCACCAGCGGCAGCGCCTGCAATGGTGATGTCACGGAAATCGCAGTCAGTGGCAGACAGCGTTGCTACGGTCAAGGTGCGGGGAGTGCCAACCGTGTCAGAGCGCAAGAAGATGCGGCCAATAACTGAGGAGCCTGCACAGGTTAACGTCCCCGTAACTGTTTGATTATCCGAAAATGTGTATCTTGACCTACCCGTGCTTGGTGAAGGAAACGACAAATTTTGAAACGTATTTGTTCCGTTTATATCTGAGCCTGCCGCAGTAGAGGTTGACGTAAACGAAACAGCGTAAAAAGTTTGGCTACCCCCATTAAATGTCGGTGAAGATGCGGAAAGAACAATGGAGGAAGTTCCCGCATTAAACGTCAAGTTTGTGGATGTGGTCAAAGTTAGCTGGGAACTCAACGTTACAGTGCTTGACCCAAGAGTGATTGTCCTGACGTTGGAGTTGGTGGATGACAAAGAGCCAGCAGTGACGTTGTAGTTCTTGGTGTCAAACGTGCCGTTGGTAATCGTTATGTCACTTGAACCAATGTTTAGCGCGTCTGCAAGTTCAACCGAGCCGCCGTAGGAGTCAACGGTGATTGGCCCAGAAAAAGTTTTGGTCGCGCTAGTAATTGTTTGAGTGTTGCGACCAGAAAAGGTAAGGGAGTTAGCGCCAGAAAGCGTAGTACCAGAACCATTAGCCCAGTTTCCGTAAATAATTTGACCGGAAAAACCAATGTTTAACGTCATCGCCGACGTTCTGCTTGACATATCTACCGTCCCCGTATAAGGGATGGCAGAGTTAAATGTAATGTTTCCAGTAACACTACCCACATTAGTAAATGTTGCGGTGTCTTGCGCTAACGGAAAGTTGTCTGTTGAGGGCGTCCCTGCGGATGTGGTCGCCCAAGCGTTTGCTGACCAGTTCTGCGCCCCTGCAAGGTTCCAGTACACAATCTTGGTTGTACTAGCCGTAATATTGAGATTGCCCCGCAAGTCTCCAATGCGCGTCCCTGAAAGCGTTCCACCAGCGCCGGTAACCCGGACATCACGGAAGTCTACGTCGGTCACAGTGCCAATAGTGGCAATCTGCATATCCCGCAGTAACCCGTATGTAGAAGAGCGAAACCATGCGCGACGGTTGCCGGAGGTTCCGCTGGTCGAGAATGTCCCAGCAATGACAAAACCTGTGCCGAGGGAAAACTCAGTAACCCCGTCAGCAGCAACCGGCGTGAATGTCAGGTTGGCGCAGGTAGAGCTATCCGTGACAGTAACCGTATAGTGGACAGCGCCACTGCCTGAGCTTGCGTTAAAAATTGCATTGTCGGCAGAGGTCGGCACGGAAGCGCCAGACGCACCGCCTGATGAGGTACTCCATTTAGTTGTGGAGTTCCAGCTACCAGACCCGGCAACCCAATATCTGTCGGCCATGCTTACACCTCATCAGTCGGAGTCACTTCTTCTACGGGCGGCGCAGTTACTACAGCAATCCAGTTGTCCACGCGCTGCTGCTTCATGGCTTGGATTTGGTCATCGGTAAATGCGTGGTCATCCGGCAAGTGCAGAGCATCGCGGAACAGACCGTGGGCAGTGGTGAATTCAAAGTCAATTTTCATGGTGTGACAATATAAAGAGTGTTAGCGTCAGGTGAACCGGGAAGCGCTGCGACCTTTGCAACTTGGATTAGACCACCAGCAAAAATGGCGGTTGCTTGATTAGTGCCTCCGTTAGCACTTGGTAGTATGCCAGTCACGCCTGTGGTCAGCACCAAGCCTGTTGCGTTAGTTAAGACGGCGGCTGATGGCGTACCAAGTGCGGGTGTTACCAATGTCGGACTAGTAGCAAAAACCGCTGATCCAGTTCCAGTCTCATCGGTCAAGGCTGTTCTAAGGTCTGTTGAGCTAAACGAACCTAGGGATGTAGCGTTTCCTACTGAGGTAACTGCGCCCGTTAAGTTTGCATTGGTTGCGTCATTGCCGTTTAGTTTTTGGATTGCTTGCAGAATTGAATCAGTGGCTGCGACCGTCCCCGCGCCAGAAACATACCCGGTCAATACTTTGGCGATAACAGGTGCGTTGGTCAGCGTAGTAGCGTTGCCGACTGAAGTAACGTCACCGGTCAGGTTAGCGTTGGTTGTGACGTTGGAAGCCGTAAACGCTGTTGCGGTACCAGTAATGTTTGTTCCAACCAATGCGCTTGGGGTGCCAAGGGCTGGAGTAACCAAGGTAGGGCTAGTGGCAAATACGTTTGCGCCCGTACCCGTTTCATCAGTCAACGCTGCCAATAATTGGGCCGAGGTAAACGAGCCAAGCGAAGTTGCGGTGCCAACTGACGTAACCGCGCCGGTTAAGTTAACACCAGCCGCAGTGTTGCCGTTTAGCTTTTGGATGGCTTGCAGGATTGAATCTGTAGCGGCAACTGTGCCAGCACCGGAGACATATCCAGTCAAAACCTTAGCGATGACGGGTGCATTGGTCAACGTAGTAGCGTTGCCAACAGATGTAATATCACCCGTTAAGTTGGCATTGGTCGTAACGTTAGAAGCCGTAAACGCTGTTGCAGTACCCGTGATGTTTGTCCCCACTAGGGCAGACGGCGTACCGAGCGCTGGAGTGACTAGCGTAGGGCTAGTGGCAAATACGTTTGCGCCCGTACCCGTTTCATCGGTCAGCGCTGCCAATAATTGGGCCGAGGTAAACGAACCTAGTGAGGTGGCGTTTCCTACCGAAGTAACCGCGCCAGTCAGGTTGGCATTGGTCGTGACGGTTGTTACACAAGAGTTGACGTTGGTGCCGTCACAGAATAAATACGCAGTGTCGCCAACAGCGACAGCGATACCAGTACCTGCGGAGGTTTTTAGAGTAACAGCAAAAGAAGTATTATTTTGCAATACGTAAAGCTTAGCCGCAGATGGACAAATAATTGTAGCGGCAGCAGTAGGCGCTCCACCACCGGTAGCTGCAACAAGCATGGCGCAGCGGGACTCAGAGGTTGTGCCGTTGGCTGAAGTTAGCGTGTGGGAGTTGGTAGTCCAAGTGTTGATTGTTGCGAGGCCAGCAATAGCCTCCTCAATCATCGAGGTAATGTTATCGTTTACCGTATCACCCCACGTGCCGGAAAGCTCTCCGGTGACGGGGAGCGCCAACTTTAGTACTGCCGTGTATGTTGTAGTCATCTGGTTACCCTTTTAATTGACAACTTCTTGCCATCCCGCGTTTTGCGTAGCACTCACGGCACCCCATGCAGGTGTCTGAGTATTGTTAACATTTTGCCAATTTGGTGATTGCGTGTTATTTATTTGCGCCCAACCAGCAGTTTGACCGTTGTTTATTGTGCCCCAGTTAGCGTTTTGATTGTCATCTATCTGCCCCCAGACGTTGACTTGCCCGAGTACACCAGAGGCTTGAACCCCAGTAACTACAACTGTGGCCCCCGCAACAACTACTACAGTACCTACCGCGCCCGTAGCAGACACCCCTGTGGGGGAAACAGTTGTGCCTGCGGCGACTGTTACATTGCCTACCTCGCCAGCGGCGGTTACGTCTGTGTGGCCAATACCCCATCCTTGGGAGCCCCAAGCAACGCCGGAAGCGCCCCAGCCTTGGAAAGCTACTATTGCATCGGCCACTTGCTCACCGTTATGCGATGCGCAAGATCGCGTTGGTCGCGTCTGCGGTAGGGAACTGAATGGTAAAGTTGCCAGCGGTCGAAGTTTTATCGCCACCAAAATCCAACACCGCAATCGCAGGGTTGGTCACGCCGTCAGCCAAATAAATTAGTGCGCCACGTGCAGTAATTGTAGCCGTACTCCATGTCTCGTCGGCAAAATCAATAAACGCGGTAGTGCCTGACGATGTAGGAACTTGGCTAATCGTCAATACCTCCCCACCAGCGGTATACCCAGTACCAACAACCTCGTTTGACGCACTGTACGCAGTCGTAGTTGCACTTAGCGTAGCGGTTGACGTGTACAACGCAATTTTAAAAACTTGGGTTGTGCCCGTGTCAAAATTAAAATCAGCGCCGAGGATGCTGACTTTAAACGAGGTGCACATTGCTTGTGTGATCGCCATGTATTACTCCCTAACTTACCGGATTGCGAACTTGAACAGTACGGTACGTGTCTGTGCGTAACTTCCCATCGCCCAAATTCTTTAGAAGGCCGATTGCTTGAACATACAGTTGTTGATACTGCGTTACCAAGTCTTGCTCACCCTTCATGAAGCGGATAGCCTCAATCA